GAGACATCAGCCTCTAATGTTTGCGCCCGGATTTCATACGCACCCGCATCCCAGTTGGCAGTCAGGGCTACGGTGCCATTGGCCTTCACGAATCCCGTGGCTTCAATGCCGTCGAGTTTATCGGCATCAAGATTTGCCACCACCGCTGCCCCGGAGTTCACGGCAAACGGGGCGTTGGTGCTGCGACTGAAGGTATGCAGCCCTGTGATGGTATAGGCGTTCTCTTCCGTGATTAACGTGTTGTCGCTGAGATCAGCGTCGGTATTGACAACTTGGATATCGGCCATCTATTTACGCCTTCTACGTCGTGGAATTTCATCTATCTGAGGGCCCTCAACGTGACCACGCGAAAATCGTTCGGGCCTTCTTGCGCCCTGCTCACCTTTGGCATATCCCGGTGGTAGCTCTTCGTCCCGCTTCGACGGTTCAAGGGTTTTTATCGGTGGCAGAGAGGGGTCATTCTTCACGTCAGGTAGAGGTCCGCCAGAAACCATTGACTCCAAAAGCTGAAGAATTTCCTCGATTTCAAAGGGTTCCATATGCGGTCGTGGCGGAGCGTTGCCTTGTCGTCTATTCGCCATTAGCGAACCTCGTAGCCGACGTTAATCACAATCGTGGCTGTGCCAGACGATGTAGACGTTTCCGCATTCAGGGCTGTGTTCTCGGAGAGTTGTAGACCGTGAATCGCCAAGCCGTCCATGGCAAACCATTCCTGTGTGCGCTCGTTTAAGGTCGCGCAGGTTTTCCGCAGCAGCGTCGTGCCTCCGGCTCCATCTTCAATCCTAAGCAACGATCCAGCCCCCGCTGCCGACACGTCGATTGACCACCACAAGACCACAATGCGTTGCCCTGCACCGGGAGCCGCAATGACAGACGTATCCGTATTGCTGGAAATAGTTGAACTTGCTTGAAACTGTCCTCGCGCCATTAGGCACTCCTATTCTGTGTGCGTATATCGATAATCGTAGCCCGGTGGACGATCACGGTTGAATCGAGACATGGACTGAATGACCGGACCAAAGACCTGCATTCCGACTTCTGTAATGGGCGCAACTTCATCATCTTTTCCCGTTCGTAACATTTTGACGGCAAACGTCACAATCGGCAACATGACAATGTCTGGATAGGCAAATGTTCCGCTGGCGGTAATGTCTGACGCCGACTTCATGCCGTAATATCGCACGGTATGCGTTCCATCAGGCAGCGGATCCCAATAGATGTGGCTCCCATTCGTCCAGTACCGCACAGGCCGACCAGAGGTCGTTGCGTTAAACTGAATCGTCGGATAGACCGCCGCAGACGTGTAGTGATCCCCGACTGGGCCTACTCGATCCAGATCCCACGCCGGACGACTGGTGTCGGGATCGATAAATTGCAGGCGATCCAATCGCACTAATCCTGTTGGAAATGCTGTAGATTCCGTGCTGGCTGATGTCGTAATCGTGCCGATAGAGGAGCCCAGCACGTTTGGCTGAAGCGCCATCATTGACTCAAAGTGATCCTGAGATGCGTTCAGGGCGCGGAGCGCTAATGTGACACCCGTTTCCCCGGACTGGAGTTGCAAGCCCCGGTCCAAGACCTCCATCGTATCCAGCATCGACTGACCAGTAGCCACAAGCTAATCTCCCGCATGATGTCGAACAAATTTGCTTCCCGACGATTTGCCACACATGCTGACCTGAATCCTTGTGTGATCCCATTGGGCGCTTCCGATATCTTCGACTAATTGATTTCGCTCAGACTCACGGGCAGCCGTTTCTCGCTGGGATTCGCCTTCAATGCGCGCCCAGTATTGTTTGCCCGATCCCCACTTAAATCCACTTTGCTCATACACAGCGGCAAGTGTGCGGTCGTCAAGTGGGACATAGTCGTTTGTCGATGTCTCTACGACCAATAACAACAACCATCCGGGAGAGAGCGGATGGCTAATTCTCGGTCGGCGATACCAGACAATCCATCGATGGCGCGTTGGATGCCACGTTACTTCAAGGTCTTCATGTAACGTACGCAGTTTTTTCCGAAAGTCACTTGGCGCAAACGTGACACCAAATCGGTTGGGATGCCAAAAGTTGAGACTCTCTTCAACGGGAGGAGGCGCGTGTTGTTGAACCGGAACCGCAAACTGCTCCCCACTGTCGCGTCTCTGAAGCATAATTACCCAAAGACTTTCGTAGCAAACTCACGAACCCGCTCATTTTTACTGGAACGGCAATGCTTCGCCATTCGGGCCCGTGCGATATTGTAAGACTGTCTGGACTCCGGCTTAAAGTTTGTTGCCCATCCATCCACAGGGCACTGAAGAACCCCACGCTCCATGTCTTCGTCCAGTGCGTCAGGAATCGGTTCTTCTGTTTTGATCCATGGCGCAATAAACTCGCCATGACCAGCGCCTCGTAGATTTAAACTGAGAGGCTTCCGATCTCCGTTGTCATCAAAAAATGTTGACACTGACCCAGAGTCAGATGCAATGCCTCCACGATGAGGCCGCCCTTTGCCGTCCCATGTGTGCATCGTGGGAAAGCGTGGCGCACCACGTTCAGACATCTCAGCCCATTTTTTGGCTTCTGTTAAATAGCGCTGAATAATCTCTCCCACGGCTTTCGATCCCGCCCATTTCACTCCGCGATGGCGCTCAAGCTCATTTAGTTCATAAACAGCCCCAAGCACTTCTTGGATTGAAACAGGATTCACCCCTTCCGGGATCGCGCCTTCCATGGCAACAACTGGAGATTCTCCTAAATGGTTCAGGAAAAACTGGTTTTCTTGAAGTGAGTATCGAACCGGCCTAAAAATCTCCATTGCTGCCATTTAAGACTTCTCCTTAATACGTAGTATTTGTACGGACAGGCTTCAACACAATATGTACCGCCCCTTCATAAGCGGTCACCGTGCCTGTGTAATTCAATGCAATCTGCTCGCCTCTATCGAGTAACCGATTTGCTACTGTCGAAGTCAGCGTAGATTGAACAGGGGTATTGGCCGTGCTGTCCAGCGCCAAGGCTGAACTGATAGCGGTCGTGAGACTGGCTGGAGCGGTGCCTGATGCAGCGACACCAACGTCCAACGTGGTGCTGCTGGCTCCTGCAGTACTGTGACATTCACGCACATCCATGATTTCGTAGTCCTGATCCGCGACAAAAATACACGTATCTGCCGCTTCTCCGGCTGAAATCGTATAGATCACATGCACAGGGGCAAGTTTTGCAATCGCTTTAATTCCCATGATTCCTTCTTTCTGGCGAAGTGACAGGGGAGAAGCGTCAGTGAGTGAAACGCCCCTCCCCCCACCTACTCAGGTTTAGCTTTCAGCAACGTCTTCGATTTTCGCACCGGCTGCTGGGTTGTCACTCAGCAAATCGCCCTGCCAGTACCATGCCACCTCAAAGGTCGCATTGGAGGTCTGGCGGAAGAACGGTGTGCCATCAAAGACTTCTGACACTGGACGTGGCACCGCATTCTCACCGTGACCGATGAAGAAGTGCTTGGTATCCAAGCCGATGATGGTGTTGGCCGCAAAATACGGCTCTGCATGCCACGGGTTGCCGCTGAAGCGGTAGATCGTGCGGCCATCGCCGCCGTCTTTCCCCTTCTGCTGCGCGCCGCCATCACGCCCCACGCCCGATCCGCCATCAAACGCCTTCGGTGAACTCATGGCAAAGAACGTATCTTCGCGGAGGAGTTCGTGATACCGACGAATGATCGCAAGATTGGAAATGTAGGCATTCAGGCTACCCCCGCCTTTTTCACGGACAGAATCTTCAAGCTGCATGAGCAGATCTTCTGTCAGCGCACGGTTCGTGCCACCATTAGCCAACACCGCTGACTCCCAGAACTCGTTGCCAGCCGTGCCTCTGTCGATGCCCCCGAAATCACCCTTCGGTGCTGGCGGATCATCATTGTCAATAATCCCCAACAGGCCATTAGTGTGATACGAATAGCCAGTGGCAACCGTGTCCTGAATGACAAAGTAATCGCCCGCTGCCGTACTACTGGGAGCCGACCCACTAATTGTAATGGTGCGGTTAGGCACATCCACAGCGGTGACGGTCGCTGAGTTTGCGAGTTTGGTGTTGTTATCGGACTTATCCATCAGGTCAACAACCATACCTACGTCCACACTCGGCAATTCTGCTACCGTGATCGTGGTCTGATCGTCAGCCGCTGGCATCGTAGCCAGCTTGCCCAACCCATCTGACAACAGGTCAGCATTGATAAGCTTCAGGATACGACGACGGAAACCAGCTTCCATCATCTTCAGAGCGGTCTGGAACGCAAACTTTGAGTTCCTCGCGTCCTGAATCAACTTCCACGACATATTGTACAGTCCCGCAAATTCAGTGAGACTGAAGGATGCCTCAGTGGTGTCAGGATTCAGATTCGACGGCAATGCGCCACCTTCGCTGAGTCCGGTCCACGCACCGGGGTTTTTCACCATGATGGGCATCAGGAACTGACCCCGCCCACCAAGAGGCTTCTTCATCTTTTGGAACATATTCCAGCAGACGACCTCTTGGTTGACCAGATACAGCACCTGATCAGCGCCATAGGTGTATTTCAGGGCTTCAACAACATCAGTTGTACTCGCCATAAGGTTGTAACTCCTTCACAAAATCGCCCCTCACAGCAGTGTCGCGTTATTCAGTCTGGCCCGGATTAAGCATCGGCCATAATTCATTGGCTCGATCTTCGGGAGTTTTATAGCCTCCCGTTTTTCCGCTCGTCAATGACGACTCTCCGCCTTTCGACGGAAATTGTGATGTCTTGGCCTTTTTGGCGTCCTGTCGATCCATGTCTCGAAACACTTTCCGCAACCCATCGATGCGGGTTCGGGCGGTATCCGCGAATTTCTCGTTCCAATCAGACCCCTCAAAGGAATAATAGACATCTTTCAAGAGTTCATTGACGACCTCATGGTCTGGTAAACCAGTATCCTGTCGCAACTGCACAAACCGGGATTCCAAGTCTTTTTCCGCTTGCTTGCCTTGCGTGTGCCCTACCGTGTCTTTCAAGGTTTTATAGTCCTTGTAGACCTGTGCCAACGCCTGATCGCGCTGTTGAACGGCTTTTTGCAGAGGGTTGATACCCTCGTTCACCATTCGTTCCATGAGTTGCGCGGCGGTATTTCCGTCCAGATAGGGCATTTGCCGCAACTGATCCAGCATCGTGTCATTTGACTGCTGTCCCTGTTGCTGTGTCTGCGCCTGTTGCTGGGCGGCCTGACGAGCATAGTTCTGTTGCTGCATTTGTTGCGCGTACTGCTGCAACTGCTGCGTCTGTTGGGACCGCTCCGCTTCCCACGATTTGCGCTCTTCAGCAAGTGCTTGTGTTTTCTTGGTAAATTCGGCTTGAACCTCGGCAGGCCATGAGCCAGATTCTGACGCTTCACCTCCTGACGGTGACGTGTCTATTTCTTGAGCAGTATCCCCCTGTGGGGACTCAGCCAATATTTCGTCGTCTGCCATCACTCCTCCTTCTGAGAGTGGTCTACGAATGTTCTGGCCGGTATTCTTCTGCCGAAGAATCGACTAAAACGTATTCGTATGCCTTGTTCGCCATTGCTGGACGGATAGGCAGTCTGTGGTCAGTATAAAAATCGGGATTGCCGCTGTCAAGGCCGGAACAGACTCCGAACGGAGCCTAGGTGACTTTCGGTCACGGTCGGGCGGCACGACGGCCCTCACTGAGCGCAATCGCCTTGGCCTGTTTAGGATTGGTGACTGTCTGTCCACTGGAGGACTTTAGCGTCCCGTCGTGATATTCGCCCATCACGGTCTTGGCCTTTCGCCGCGAGACGGGGCCGTTCTCAGTCGATCTCGTCCGGCGTTGAGCCATTACTGCACACGACCCTGCTGTTCTTGCATCGCCCGTGCCATGACCTCAGGAGCCTGTTGCGCGGCCTGTTCACTGGCCTTCATCTGCTCCATGGCCGAATCAATCGCTTCGGCGGCGGCTTTAGCTGCCGCCTGTTGGGCCGCCTGCGCCACCGCACCCTGAATCTGCTGCTGCTGCATCCCGTCCTGTCGTCGTTGGGAGGCTTCGACCAAGAACTGTCGGCATTTATTCCAGAACGCGACAAAGCCCTGCTGAATCTCCGGGCTGGCTGAAAGCCATTCCGTCGTGGCCATTTCGGATTCAAGTTCATCCATGATGATCCGCAGATTCCAGAACGGCATCGGAATATGATCGGGAAGCTGTTGTCCCTGCCAGAGTCGTTCTACCAGCGACATGCCCAGCTTGCGATACTGGGATTCACGGGCTTCACGCCCCAGATCGCCCATGTCGAGGTCGGACGCGATTTTTTCCTTGTCAATCCGTCCGGTGCGTTCGTCAATGTACAGCACACTGAGCGGGGACTGGAGATGCTCGCGGATACGCGCTTCGCGCAAGGCACGAAATTCAGGAATCAGACTCCCTCGTTCGACAGTGACGGAATAATCCGTCCCGGCCCGAAGAATGTC